TTAAATGCGGTATCATAACTTCTGTAAGCCATCTACGGTGCCCCAATCCATTTGGATGAGAATCTTCCGGCGATTTAAAACATTCAGGGTTATCTTTTAAAAATCCATGTATTGAATAACTGTTTTCTGGAAAAATAAATGTATTGTAATCAAGTGCATTATACAAATATTGTATCATTGGATATGATTTATTAAGACTTTCAAAATCAATATAAGGTAAATCCATAAAATACTGCTGATACAATTTAATGCCTAGTGATTTGCAGTAAGATTGTAACAAAATAATATATTCTAATCCTCGATGTACTCTCCCTTCATATCCACCAATTGTATATGCATCTTTAATAAATTTCATATTATCCATACTATATAAAGATGTTATCAACCAGCCGCCATTTCTATTATAACTAATTTTGTTATTATACAATGCTTTTGTTTCAATTTCACATGTATCGGTAATATTATTTTTTAAATCTCCAAATTGTAAGCTCCAGCCCTGTTCTGATAATTCCCAATTATTTACAACTTCTTTTATAAATTTTTGATCGTTTACAAAAAAACTAAGTCTATCATTACTAGACCACATCACAAAAACAGCGATTTGAGTTGCAGGTATACCACGCTTCAATGCCTCATCAATTGCAAACATAGTTTTTTTGGCAATAAGGTCCTGACCTTGGCTTGACAAGCCTCTATGAGCAAATGTCACAGATTCATCAATTCTATTAATATGTTTTTCAAGTTGTAAAGGCCAAACATATGGTGTTTCGGAAGAGCTAAAACTACAACCACCTGTAATAATATGTTTATACTTCATTATTACCGATCATCATCAAAGTTTACTCGTTGATTTTCTTCATATTGAGCCTTACGCAATATACGCAATTCATTCAAAATTTCTGAAATTTTTTCTTTGTTTTGAATTTCACTATTTTGAAGTTGTTTTAATTGATTTTCTAATATGCGAATTTTATTTTCGTATGACATATTATTCCTCTAATACCTTTGAAATTTCATCATCACTATCTTCATCTTCGTAAATAGGTTCTGATTCGTCCGAGCTTTCAAATAATTGGTTAAACATAGTAATAGCATTAATAGTTTTTTTGCCACTTAAACCTTGACTACCGCTTTGCATTTGGGTCCATAGATTTTCGTGTTTTTTGATTAGTGCTAAACTTTTGTCTCTATTATTTAATCTAAAAATCTCATCAACAATTTCACCAAAACGCTCACGCTCAAAAGTTTCACGCATTAGCATTTTAGGAATGATACCATTTTCATATTTACGGTTAGCCTCTTGAACAGCAGTAATATGTTGATAAACATTATGTGCTTGTAATAATGTATAACTTAATGTATCCCAACTTGTTTTAGTTTCTTTACCATGCTGTCCTATGAATCCAACACCACGATAACACAAATCACCAATAGTCATTCTATCAGTAATAGGACTATCTGTAAACAAATCATGGATACCATCAGCTAATACGGCGTCCCTAAACTTGCGTGTATCACCTGCATAGTTTTTATTTTCGGCTGTTTTTTCCATACTGTATGACCACTTTTTATTGTGTTCAATATTTGTATTAAAATATGCCAAACCTTTTGCCGCACTAAAGAATGGGCTAGCACAATCAAATGTAATTGTAAACTTAGGATTGTGATATTTGCGTATTGCTTTTTGAATATCAGTAAACAATACTGCATATTCCATAATACTCACACCAAGACAATGTAATAGGTCATGTTTGCCTTCGATTAATAATCCGTCATGTATAATATTTACCAGTCTACGCAACATCAAATCGACATCAATTTTGTTTTGACCACCGAATGACCAACCATTAAAATGATTATCTGGATAAATATTTGGATCACAATATTTTTTCATTTCGTCATACCAGCTATCACTATCCGAGTGTGTCAGACCTTGCATGACATTTAAAAACTTGCAATTTCCGTTGCGGTGTTTTATGAAATATTCATTATTAATATGTGTGGCTTTTACAGCATCGGCAAGGTTGCGAATCTTGTGCTGTTCATATGCTTTTGTATTACGGTAGCTTTCACTTGGAACATCAAGACACATGCCATAATCCATGTAAGTATCCATCCATAACAAAACTTCTTTACGCTTTGCCATAGCTTTAGGACAATTAGGATCTTTCCAATCAGCAGGCCATTGACCTTTAAGAATCTGAAAACCTCCGCTATCGCCTAACATGAATGTGCCAGCTTCACGCTTACGAATGATGCTTTCATTATTATCGTTTTTAGTAGGATCTAAATTAGCGTGTCCTGCACTATACAGTCCCCACTTATAAGTGTATAACCCTTGTTTACTATTAAGAAAGTTCAAACATTCAACATCCCCGTTGAATCCTTTTGGAATTCTGGCTTGGTCAAAGTAAAGTTCACCCTCACGTTGTTTACCTAACCCACTAATAAAAAAACTAGATACTGCCGGCAAAAATAGTGCCCAGTCAGGGTGTTGTTGTAATGATAAGTTCGTTTGGTCAGTCATGTTTTTTAATTAATTGCTTATATTGATTTAATGTATCTTTGATAATTTGTGTTTTACTACGCACATCAACCGTATAGTCCCATGGATTAACAACTAAAGAAATTCTTGTTCCATCAAAAGGAGTAACTCTATGATTCAAATCACCTTTAAATATTACAAGTCTATTTGTTTTTGGTTCTATTTTATATCCTGTATTCGTTTCTAATACACCGCCCACACAATTTTCTACCTGCAAATAATAAACAATACTACAGGGAGGATGTTTTAGAACATTATTTTGTTTAAATAAATTTACATCATAATCTTGGTGCCACGGTTTTCCCTTACTTTCAGGTAAGTTAAACCAATATTCAAAACCATAAATTTGATTTAACAAAAAATATTTTTTTGCGTAATCCAAAAATTTTTCAAATATAAAATTAGAATTGTTTTCTAAATACACAAATTCAGAAAAACCTAATTGCTTATTTTGGTTTCTTGAACTTGTATATGAATCATAAATTTTGGATATTTCTAAAATTTCATTAGGTTCTAATGCATCATCTAAGATTACTAGTTGTAAATTTGTTGTCATAGACTTAATTTAAACTTACACTTCCTCACAGTTTTTACAATTTTGTAACAAAGTTTTTACCATAGTAATTTTATTATCAATTTCATCTCGTTGAATTAGTAAATCTTTGATAGTGGGATTTTTTTCTGCCTCTGCTTTAATATATTCTTCTCCTGCCCTTTTGGCTCTAGCCCACTCTAATAATTCTTTGGCATCGCTGTCTAATTCTATTAGAGTGCTATTCCCCGAAAAGGTATACCAACTACTACCGTCATAGACTTCAAAGTTATTGTTGTTACCATTAAAACGAACCATACCCGCACTAGGATTGTTCATGTTTATATAAGGGTAACTAGAGTTACCAGACATAACAGTGATACCTCTACCACCTGAAATGTTTTTAATCATTTGCTTTGTGCAGGGAGAAGATATTTGTAAGTAGCAAAAGGACTATCAACTGTGATTTCAGTTGCACCCTGATCAGCAATGCGTATAGTTTTATCGCCGGGCAAATCCATAATAGCTTGAAAAACCTTAACAGGCCACTTCCAAGGCTGTGCAAGTTTACCAGTTACTCCTGCATGAAAAACAAAGTTACCGCTGTGTGTACTAGGATCACCAAAGTTAATCTTAAGGTCTTTGTTTACAGTTGTCATTGTAAAGTGCTGTTCTTCACTATTTGCACTTGCTTGCTTTTTGAAACGCAAAACGCCGGCAACGCTAGGTTCAAATTCAACATTCCAAGTTGCACCCTTGAATACAAGAGTACGGACTTTTTCTTCTACAATACTCTTTGTCATTAATCGATAATCATTTACGAAATCGCCGTTCTTTGTTTCAAAGTGAATTGTAGTGGGAACATCCTCGCCATCACGTTTTGTGCGTGTGACATTAATTTTAGCATCATCATCGTATTCATCAAATCCTACGATAGTTTTAAGTTTGCCTAGATTAGGCATACCAAATACACCGATAAAATCAGCAATCGGAGCTTTAAATGTTCCACTGACAACAACTGATTTGTTTTCTGCAACAGCGTTGATTTGTGTTTCTTTTTCAGTTCCGGTAATTTTTACTAGGTCAACGTCGCCGAGACCATGTGTATGTTGAATAAGGTCAAGTAAATAATCTTTCATTTTTTTCCTTTGTGTGTTATATATTTAGGCATGTATACTGTGTAATATAATGGAATTTATTACATAAGTCAACATGCAATTTAGCCGAATGTAAATAAATCATCAAAAGTACTATTTGTATTTGTGTTGTCACGCAAATCCCAACCCAATACACCTAGCAAATTTTCAATTTTTTCATCGACAAGTGTGCGTTCCATTTCGTTGTCATCAAATGGCAATTCACAGAACCATTTAGGCAATCTAAGTTCGTCAGTTGGATATGCAATACTTGTGTAACCGAGTGGATTAGATTTTAATTTGCAAACAATAACTTTCATACCATCTACGATTTTCATTGAATAATTATCGCTATTTGCACGGCGAAGGTAATTATAATTTAATGCACCGCGAACATGTCCCGGCATGTTCGCTCTACCAACTGGACTATTCTTTTCTAGTTCTTCGTAGTGAGTTAGTTTATTCACAGATTTAGGACTGCCTTTTGTCCAACTATCCTGTGCTGATAAGATTTTTTTAAAGTCTTTGATTGCCTCAATAACATCATCACGGCCCTTACCTTCTTGAATAACCATACTCAATACACGCATCAAAAACTCTTGCACATATTTAGGAGTATCTGCTCGTTTCAAGTCTAGACCCATAGCCTTGATATCTCCTAATTTTCCGTTTACATCTTTGCGTTTGCCTTCTTTATCGTAGATGTTAATAGCATAGCGTTTCTTTGTGATAAACAAACTACGGTCACCGATAAGTTCACGACCTGCTTTGATGATTTCACCATTCTTGCGCGGACAATGAAATGCTCGTTCCATAAAAGCAGGAAAACTATCATTTGCTTGTTCTGCTATGGCATCATACAATTGCACACAAGATTCTTTATCCCATGACAATTCACCTTTAGTGATTTGTTCCTTTAGTATAGGATATGCACTAAAATAACAACTATCTGTGTCTCCATATACAATCACTGGACCTTCATGATTGTATTCACCGGCTACAACTTCATTGATAGTACTCATCATGTGTTTAACAATTTGACGACCACTTAATGTAACACTTTGACCGATACGCTTGTCATAGAAGCGGCAGTGTTCGTTCAACAATGCGCCATATGCACTGTTAAGCAAAATCTTACGAACCAACTGACGCTTATCCCAATACTCACGGTCTTCGTTAGTAGTTGATTCTTTAAGTTTTTTCTGCATAACTTTACGATCACTATACCATCGTGTCAGCAAACCAGGGATAACACCTTCTTGGTCATAACGAAATATAGTACCATTCGCACTTAAGATATACGGCTTATGGCTGTCAAAGATAAGTTTCCATATTTCAGCAGCACTCATTTCCTCACTACGACCATCTTCGTAATCAAGTGTAAGCATAGTACCTCGTTCTTGATTCATAATGGCTGCATATTCTAAACTACCGAACAATCCTTCCCAAAGAATACTACCAGTTACAGCATCGTCATCTTCTTTTGCTCTTTTCTTTTCACTTGCTAGGCGCTTGCCTTTGTCCTGCATGTATTGGTTAGTGAGTGATTGTCTAACTTGTCCGACAATGGTCTCCGGTGCCATGTTAAGAGCGCGGATTGCTGACGGGTAAAGACTGTTGATATCGACTGCTCCGACCCATTCGTGTATGCCCCTTTTGGGCGTAGCAACATAGGCACCTGCCGCTTGTTGTTCATCACTATTTGCTTCCTTTCGTTTTTTGTCTGGAACGACCAGACCTCGCTCATGAGCCTCGTTCATGATTGCCATTTCAATCATCGCAACAGACCCCATGACAGTTGGCAATAGCACAGTATTTTCATGTGCTAGTGCATTAGCCAGATCCAAGAACTTAAGTTTGTTATGAATCTTAACCATAAGCATTGTATCCTGACGATTATACTGCACAAAAGTTTTAAAGTCTTTGTTATACAATTGGTCAAGCGTACCTTCATACTGTGTTTTGCGTTCACCAACTTCCATTTCACCAATGGCGTCTAGTGAATAACTGTGTCGGCTTTCATAGTTGTATTTTTTATACAACTGTAGATAGTCCATATGAACACGACCAACTAGGTCGAAAGTTGTTTCTTCTTTACCGAATCGTTCATATATTCTAGGCTTTGGCATTTGACCCATCAAGCAGAATTTGCGTGTGTCGTCCTTACTCATAACTCTAGTGACACGATTGACCATGTAAGGAATATCGTACCCTTCTGAGTTCCAACCAGTTAGTACATCCGCATCGTCAATAAGTTGAAAGAATGTTTCAAACATTTCAATTTCACTACGGAACATTAAACAGTTTTCAAACTGATTACAAATTTCTGTAGCAGTTTCATTACTCATGTGCTTTGGGGGAATTACAAGAGTAACTAATTGGTCTAACCAATCTAAGTATAAACTAATTGCAGTAACAGGATTAAAAGGATCACTTGTGGGACTGAAACCTTTTTCAGGATCAAAGTCAACTTCAATATCAAAAAATGCTGTATGCAGTTTGGGAGGTTCTGCTTTAAGATAATTTTCACTTAGGCATCGAAAAATAACATTGATGTCGCTTTCAAATAGTTTTTTGTTGGCATGAATTCTGCGTTCTTTTTCAAATTCTGCCCGCTTGCGTGTGCTGAATTTACTTACAGGGTCTCCGTAAATACTGCGAAGTTTACCTTTTGCATCACTGTAGTAAAAAGTGTAGTTGCAAGGATATTCTTTGTAGGTGCGCTTTCCGTCTGTGGTTCTTTCGACCACATAGATGCGGTCACCATCTTTATCGTGTATGGCGTCAATATAACTCATTAAGATTATTATACTCTTTTAATATGTAAAAATCATCCCAATTGGAAATGTTAGTCAATACTCTATCATAACCTTTTTTAGACAAAAACTCAAATATTTTTTGCCTTTGTATTTCTTTTTCATTATGCTCAACTGAAAAAACTTCACTTTATATTTTTCAAAATCGAAAGTTTGCAGAATTTCAAGTTCATTTCCTTCTGTATCCATTGAAACATAATCAATATCTTTCGGAGCATTATATTTGTCTAATAAACTTGTTAAAGTTAATCCAGGTATTGAATACTGTTGAAGTGTGTCAATACCAGTTGGTTCGTTTTCAGGAACCAAATACTCTACTGCTACACTAGCATCGCCTCTATGCCTTTCATTAAACATAACAGGTTCGTTAGCTCTCCAAATAACACTATGGTCGATGTGACAGTTTCTATTTTGTGATAATGCTGAATGCCATTGTTTAGCAGGCTCAGCAAGTATGCCTGTCCAACCAAATTCTTTTTCAAGTAGATATGTATTGCTTATATCATATCCATCTGTTGCACCGAACTCAACAAAATATCCATTATGTTTCCAATTCAGAAACATTTGCACAATTAAATCTTGGTATAATTGTGCATGAGATTTTAGGTAATATTGATTTAATGTATCTCTATGATTGGCAGCTTCTTTATAGGCATCAATAAAGATTTTAAATAAAACAGTGTTATTATCTGGTCTACTAATTTTAAGTGGATTATATGTTGAAACTTCAGCCCAATATTCTTCGATTGGTCTCGGTTCAATCATATTGTTTTGCCAACTGCTTCAAGAATGGTATTCAAATCATCATGTTCTTGGTTCGTTTGCGTGAGTGCAGCCTTATGTGCAATACGGATAGCCTTTTTCAAAACGCTAGGCTTAACTTCTAATTCTTCGGCAACTGCTTTGACGGTATCTGAAAGTCCGCCTTGCAATGTTTCAATTTCGTGCATAACAGCCATACCTTCGTTGATAAGCTGTGTAAGTTTAATCTTTTGATCACCACTAAAGGTCTTGGGTGCGGTCATGTTTTCTCCTTGTGTAAGTAATTTAGTATATACTTTCTGTGCAACAAAGTCAAATATTTTGCGTCTAATTTTTTGTAAATGGATACCTGACCCAATAAATATACATACTTATGGCACAATACAAAGACAATCTTAAGGTAGATTATGGAAGCTAGATATAAAGAATTAGAAATATTGATAAGCAAATTTGTTAGAAAATTACCCGAAGGCACAGAATATGAAAATAGATTGGAAGAAGAATTAGAACTCATCGCAAAGTTGGGTTTCGCAAAACATTTTTTGCGTGTTGTTGAAATTCTCAATCTAACCAAAGACATACCGCACATGACTCGTGGTAGTGCGGGTAGTAGTTTACTATGTTGGTTACTTGGCATTAGTGATGTTGATCCTATCAAAGAAAACATACCTCTGTCAAGATTTATGAACCCAAAGCGTGATGACTTACCTGACATTGATCTAGACTTTCCGCATTTTCAACAAGAAACGGTTATGAACCGAATCTATAAAAATTGGCCAGGTCAAAGTGCCCGCGTTAGTAACTATGTCACATACAAAGAAAAAAGTGCTGTGCGTGAGGCTGCAAAAAGATTTGGGGCTAAGGGTAGATTACCACGCAATATTGATTTAGAAAAGATTGTGCCTGAATTTGCCACTGATGCTAAAAAGTTAGCGAATAAACTATTAGGCAAGAAACGATGTATTAGTAAACATTGTGGTGGCATATTGATATTTGATAGAAGTGTACCCAAAAGCCTTATCAATGGTGAAAATCAAATATTGCTTGATAAGTATGAAATTGAAGATTTAGAACATTTTAAAATTGATATACTAGCTAATCGTGGGCTAAGTCAATTATTTGAAATTGAACCAAACATGAACCTTTTAGATTATCCTGAGTACGATGAAAAAACAGCCGAGTTGTTGAGTAGTGGCAACGTACTTGGGGTAACACAAGCTGAAAGTCCTGCAATGCGTAGATTGCTTAGAGCAATTAAACCTAAACGCAGAGAGGATTGTGTGTTGGCAACCGCGCTAATCAGACCAGTTGCAACACAAGGTCGTAGAAAAGCAAGTTTTTTTCAAGATTGGAGCAAAGACAATTTTGAGAATACCATTGTATTTGAAGATGATGCCATTATACTTATAAGTAAATTACTTGGCTGTAGTCAGTACGATGCAGATATGTGGCGCCGTGCATTTGCAAAAAAGAATGAAGAAAAGATATTTGAATTTATGGACCTTATAGGAAACCATGAACATAAGAATGAAATATTTTTTGCTCTTAAAGAACTAAGTAATTTTGGATTATGCCGCGCTCATGCTATTAATTTAGGTAGACTAATATGGGCTATTGCATATCAAAAAGCACATAACCCTGAAAAGTTTTGGCGGTCAACATTAAAGCATTGTCAGGGTAGTTATAGCCGTTGGGTATATCATCATGAAGCTAAATTAGCAGGAGCGTTACCTGTATCATATGAAGGTAATGAAGTAAACGAACTATTAAACACTGGACATTGGCATAGCGATAAATTTTTACCTGTATGTACTGAGTTGCGTAAGCCTGGTGAGGTTGAATTTTGCGGGCTTGTTGCTAATTACCGTGTATTCAAATCTGCACCAAAACAATATATAACATTTGTTACATTGGGCACAGGCAATGGCAGATATTTGGATGTGATACTAGACAAAGCCATATCGTTGCACGATCAACCTATATTATGGGGAGTCGGTAAACTAGGTTACAAAAATAATACAGAATATGTAACTGTGAAAAAACACAAACGATTCAAACTCAAGGACTTATTGTGAACAAAAAACCCAAGATGGTTTTATTTTTAAATCATCCTGAGTGTTCAGCACAATGTGCAGTTGGAATGTTTGAAGCATTGTCAACTGAATTTGATGTGCAATTTTTTAACAGAGAACAATTTAACAAGTATACATTTCGAAAAGCGGATATTATCGCAATACCGGGCGGCATAGGTGATAGTAATACATTCTATAAATTAATAGGATTAAATTCAGAATATATTGTTGATGAGGTTCTGCGTGGGAAAAGATATTTAGGTATATGCATGGGAGCATATTGGGCAGGACATCACTATTTAAATATACTTGACAATGTTAACGTTGTACAATATATAAAAAGACCAACATCAGAGATCAAACGGTCTTATAGCACAACTGCTAATGTGAATTGGTACGATGAAAATTTAGATATGTTCTTTTATGATGGGTGTACATTTGTGGGTAATCAATCTAATTTTTATACAGTAGCAAGATATAAAAACAAAGACCCAATGGCTATCATACAAAATAGAATTGGATTAATTGGTTGTCATCCTGAAAGTATGAAATCTTGGTACACAAGAAATTCAATGAAAATTAAATGGCATGAAAATTATCATCATAAATTATTATTAGACTTTACAAAATTATTAATGCAATGTTAAACTCAAAATCAAGACTACACATGCACAACCATAATGAACCAAATGGTCGTGCATTTATCATCGGCGAAAAAGCCGCACTAAAAACATTAGGCGAGGCGCTAATAAAAGCAAGCAAAAGTGTGATTGGATTAGAAAACCTAGAACTTTATACAAGTGATGGTCACAAGTATGAAATATTAATTACATGTGATGTAAGTGAAGATGAATGGCAAACATTACCTGTGCCATATAATAAAAAACACGACCCTAATAATTTAGAGATTGTTAAAACATATAATGAGTTTAAAGGTTCTTCTCAACAATCTTCTTAACTGTCTTATGTAGACCTGGATTTACTTTTAGTGCATGTGGTACAAGATTTTTACGAATGTAATTTCTAGTATAGCGTTCATCTTCATTACTCAAATCTTCACACCAACCTAAATTTCTGCGTTGGCACCATTCAACAAAGTCATTTTTGTGTGTAGTCAAAAACGGGCGAATGACATTGCCGCGAACAAGATTAGGAACTTTGGGCTTGCCATGTAGTGCTGACCAAATATATGTCTCAACACAATCATCTAAATGATGTGCCGTAATAACTGGACCTAGTGTAGCCAAATACTGATATCGTTCTTCACGCCAAAATTCTTCATAGCTCATATCTTTGGGTTTGTCGCGGTTAAGCAAACCCAAAAACATTGGCAGATTTCTATCAGTACAAAATCGACTAACAAACTCTAAAGCCCGATTACTATTCTCTGTACCATGATGAAAGAATGCACAGGTTACATCATGCTTTTTGGACAAAAAATCCACAACAGCAACACTATCTACACCGCCGCTAAAAGCGACTGTGACTTGTTTGGGCATGGGAAATAGTAATTTAATCATAAGTGCATTATACACTTAAACTGAATTACGGTGTTACTTTTTTGGATTCAAAAGACCCAGAAGAAGGCCAGTTCCTCCATACAAAATCATCAGGAGTAAGTCTTATTCTTTGGTTATCATTTGTCAATTCAAATAAATGCGACAGCTTTTTGATTTCTAAATTATATCTATCTATGAATAATTGGTAGTTATGCTTAATATCATTCTGAATTTGATTTTTATATATTTCTATACTATTAGAAAAGTATTCAATGTTTGTTACTGTTGCTTCAATTCTTTTACGCTCATTTTCGATATCATTATATTCAGGAATTTTTAGATATTCTTTGAATGATTTAAAACCATTTTCTTCAAATTTTTTAACTATACCAGGATAATAACTAAAAATAATAGGGTGATGATTTACTATTGCGCGGTAAGTTTTTTCAGTAAACTTGGTTATCCATTGCCCAGGTTCATTTTGTGCTAAAATAGCATGAAAATCACTCTCAGCAATTATTGAATATGCTGTTTGTTGATATATGGAAACATCAAAGGGATACCCAATATGATTCCAATCTTCATTTGTGTTTTTCATGACAATGTCCATCC